GTCGCACTTTATGTATATTTCAATATTATCTCCATATTTTAAAGAGAGTTTTTCTAAAATTTCATTGATATCTATTGAAGAAATAATTTTTGTTTCAAATTTGACGTTTTTTTGATGCCATACCACATCTTCTAATAATGTAGATCCTCCAGCATCACCTTCTCTAACTTGTCCATCATGAGTGTATTGAATTATATTTTTTATCTCTTTTTTTCCAGATTCATCAGACACCGCTGAGTTATTAAGTATAAAATTTCTATAATCCGAGAAAATATGATTTATATGATTTGGGATTTTTATTTGTTCTATAGCCATATTAAAAACAGTTTCATTTGGTTCATATCCTTGTATTATCCAAGATGAATCGATGTTCAATTTATTTTTAAAAAGTTGCAGACCCTGAAGTCTGTTCGATCCTAAATCTAAAAATATTTTTTGTGTTTTCATTTTATTTAAAATATTATTTGTCAAAATAATTCGTAATTCATCTGGATTAATTTCCTTTAATTCGGGACAAGTTTCTTTAGAAATACCAATCGATTGGTGAGCAACATGTAACAAATTATATTTTTCCATTTCTAGGTTATTATGCTCGTATACTCTTACATATTTTCGTCCAGGACAAATATTGCATGCAATCCGTTCGTAGTTTAAAAATAAAAACTCTTGATCGTGATAATGAACAAATTTTTTTTCTTGATACTCTTTTTGTAGTATTTCTTTGTGTTCATTCGAAATTGAAATTATATTTTTACAAAATTTCAAAAATTGATCTGGTGACCCATAAGCAAAACAAGGACAATAACCATCCATAAATGATAAAATATTTGCTTTTTCGTTTACTTCGGTTACTTTAAAATTTTTATTAATAACATCATAATCAGATACGAGAAACGATTCTTGATCTCTTTGAACCGAATAGGCAAGCCATCTCAAATAGCAAGATAGCCCGTATGGTCTTATTTCATGGCCGGTAATATCTATATGAACTCGCTTTATGTTAGTTACAAATTCTTCATAATAAAGACTTTTTTTAGCATCCTCCAAAGTTAAAATAATAGCCTCAAACCCTTGTTGTTCCCAACTTTTTTTCCAGAGATGTACCATTTCATCTTGATTTTTAAAATTTATATCTTCATAGTATGTAAATATTTTCATATAATATATTTATTATAAAGTCTTCTTTCAAAGACTGTACGATTTAAAAAAATATTTTTAATATCTTCGTCCAAAGTATCAAAATCAATTTTCACACCTTCTGATGAATTTTTATTATAATAATCACCTTCAACGTTTTTTATAATATCATCTACATCATAACACTCCTTAAACACATTTTCAAATATTTCTTCAACATTTTTAACATCTGCTATTTTAACTTTATTTAAAATATTACAAGAGTTATTAAAACACTCTTCATTAATAGATTCTTTGTCGGGAATTCCAGATAGTTGTCTTATCAACCAACTATCTTCTAACTGATGGGATTTTATATATTCTTCAAAAGAATTATATATAATTTTTTTGTATGTTGGTTCGTGTTTTGATGTATAACTATTAAGATAGTTATACATAGAAACTGTTCTAGAAAAACAATCTCTAAATATAGTATAATAAACGGGTTGTCTTTTTATTATTTTGCAAATATAATCAGATACGTTCAATCCATCAAAATTTAATTTTGACATCATATTAAATCCATCTGATGCAACTATCATCGAAAATATTTCAAGTTTATTATTTAACAATTCGTATAAAAATGGATACAATTCGATTGTAGATTCATGATCACTAGTAATATTAAAATTTTTATTATTTTTTAATATATTATAGTTATCATATACAAATAGGCTTAATACTTTTTTATTTTTAAACACCACAGAAATCATATTCAATTTTAAATTCCAACTAGATCCCTCATAGGGATCTTTGTCCCATCCCATTTTTAAACCATACCTCCTAAACAGATGCATATTCTTATAATGAATATAAGTTCCTGTGTTTTTAGGTATATGTAAAAATATTGGTATTTTTTTAATGTTTATGTCCATTTTTATGATTTAAATCTAATAGATCCTATAAGTGCAATAACAATACAACCAGCAAATAATACCAATAAAATTGTTATGAATAAAGCATCGAAAATAAACTGTTTAATCGCCTTTAACAAAATCTTCGTAATTTTTATCTAATGTTTCCAAGTATTCGGTAAATGTAAGATCAAAATCTTTGCTTTCATTATAGACAAAATCAAAAAGCCAATCATTTAATTCATTATTGATTTTAAGATCATCTACTAGATCATTATAGTATTTTTCTTGTACTATTTGCAGTTCATTAATAAATTCTTTAACTTTAATAATTGCATCATCTGGATGCTGTCCTGTTTTTGTGTAATATTTTGGTTTTTTCATATTTTTTAATCTAATACATATGGTTCTTCTACAACGACATAATAACTACCGTCATATTTTTCTATTCTACTCAACTTACCCTTTGGTAATGGTTTTTTCTTAAATGCTTTATCAACTACAGACCAAACATCACTATATTTTTCAATTTTCATAGATGCATCTATATATTTTTGATATCTTTTTGGAATTATAAAAGATTTCTGAGGTTTCCAATAACCATTGTAATCTATAATTCTTGGAACAGGTACATCCGAAATCTGCATAGCACCATCACCAGATACATCACAGATTCTTCTAAAACCATCATTTCTTTGATAGTGCTTATATTGTTCAATAACCTTTTTAATCTCCCATGCAACATCACCATCTTTCATTTCCTTACAACCAATACCATAATATGCATTTCTATTTTCCCTAAGTAATTTATCTTTGTGGAAAACAATTGTTCGTACAAAACTTTCGAGAACTTCACCATCATGATAGCTCAAGTCTTTATCCCAAAAAGCATTGTCGAATGCGAATTTTATTTGACCACCTCGAAGGCGACTATAAACTTCTAGTGCAGCTATGAGTGTTGATAGATGTTTTTCATCAAACTCGATTGATATTTTTTTAGACTCTGTTGTTTTCTTTTTCATTAGAAAATTTTATTATACATTTTTTAATTTCTTCATGAAACATTTCTGTTTCAGCTGAATACATGGCATTCATAGAAAATGGCGAATCTGTTTTAAATTCACCATTTAAATATCTCTCTCTAATATACTCTAGTTCCTTACAACAGTCAAGTATTTTTTCTTCTGGTACACAATTTCCTAAAAATTCTATAGCAGGTTGCCATTTTTCTACTAATGATTCAAATATCATTTTCTGTTGATTCTGAACCATTGAATGTTTTTTCAAAATCAATAACAGTTTCCTCCGTTATATCTTCGGGATTCGTTGGTGAATCACAATACAAAGTGAAAAACCTTGCGATTTTCCACTTTTTGTATTCTAATGAATCTATGTATCTTTTTATTTCGCTTTCACCATTATTCATGGGTGCTGTGATTGATAACGAACCCTCCATATTTCGATTGACCAATTTCACCAGATTCAAACCAAACATTTGCAAATTTTTCAGCAGAACTTCCAAATGCTTCCATATTTGCGTTTTCTCCTAATTTTAAGAGTTCTTCAACAACAGAATCTTTTAGACCCTCTGGTGTATCTCCAGAATACAAACGAAGATCTGAAATATATTTCAAGAATTCTTCTTCACTATCTCCTGTATATGGATTTTCTTCTAATTTACGGAAGTGTTTATCATCAAGTTCTACTACTTCGCTTGCTTCGTACATTGTGATATTTTCTCGTTTTCTAATTTTATATTTCATATATTATTGTTGTGTATTTTTTAAAATTTCTTCTTGTTTTAATATATTCATTGCAGTTTCTAGATGCATAAGACAATGAGAAGGATCAAAGATACTATCTTCACCATAAATTTTAACATATCTTAAAACAGTATCTAAAGACCATACAACATTATTTTTTGTTTTTTTGTCCATAATTCATATCCTATAATGTTTTATCTAAACTGCCAACATCTTTTGGTGTTTTTATAGAACAACTTTCTATAAGTTTTTTAATCACAACAATAGGTGTGATAATAGTTATTACCATAACTAAAATAAAACACATATATAAAAACTTTATACTTTCTATTATATTTTTTATAAAAATTATAATATTAGACATTTTTCAAATACTCTTCTAATATTTCATTTATTACATCATTAACAGAAACGTCTTTTTTTATTGAAAGATCTATTAAAAACTCTAAAATTTCCCTAGACCATTCAGAGATATCAATTTCAATCGATACATATTTTTGCATGAGTATAGAGTCATCTTCATTTATTTTTAATGAAAACTTATCACCAGGTTTAATACCCAAAGAAGATAATTCTTCTTCGGTAAATTGAATAAAACACTCTTCTGAACGCTGAACAGTTTTTTTAATCATAATTTTCAATAATTCCGATTCTTTCTCCTTCATTTAATCGATAACCACACGCCAATAAAAAATTTTCAAAAGATTGACACACCTCATTTATGTTAGTTTCAGAAGAAATTTCATATTCTATAGTTGTTTCAGGAGAACCATAGAATCCTTCTGATGAAATTGTTTCGTTATGATAAGAAAATTTTATAGTATTATTTGATTGTATATTTCCCATAAAATTAATAATAAATGATTTTATTAAGAAGTCAATAAATTATTTTTAACTTCTTCCCAAAGGGAGGGGATATCATAACAAATTTCATTTCCGTCTTTGTCATTAGCAAGATTTACTTTATTTGTAAATCCTACTCTTTCGTAAAGATACCAATCAATCCAACCTTTGCCATCTTCATCAAACACAGAATTTAATAGATTAGTAATAATATTTTGATACAGTTCATCATAATCTATCAAATTTACGCCTAATTTGTATATAGAATGTGACCTTTCACTAACCTTCTCTAACCCCTCAATGATAATTTTAAATTTTTCGTAGTCCATTACATTAAATGTCTAATAATTAGAAACTGCAATTTACCAAACATTCTAGACAAACTATAACAAGTTCTGGACATTTTATTCCAGAACCATCTCCATCCAATATAACGGAGAATTCGCTTTGTTCTATTCCAGAGTTTTTGTTCTTCTAATTTTCTCTTCTCTTCCCATTCTTTATGATAAACTTTTCTAGATTTTTGCTTTTCAAATTTAAACAACTCCATTTTATCTAACTTTCCATGAGTGAAGGAAGCTTTGAACTCCACCCAAAATTCTTCTTCGTCGGTGTAATCTACACTAGTATAGAAGATAATGACACCATGATGTTTTACATCTTGATCATATTCTTTTGTGGTTTTTACATCCTTGTATAGATCCCAAGGTTTACGATCCTTACTCTTTTTTTCTTCTTCGGTGTAATGAACATATTCAAACTCTCGAACATTTTCCACCAATTTACCAGTCTTGGTAATGGTATAATTTGCCAAAGAATTATCTAGATCTTTGGTCTGAAATTCTAACTCAGACCATTTAATATCTAAACCACTCAATTCTTTATTGAGTGGTAGTTTTCTTTTAACGTGGACGGTATCAAACATTCCCAAAATTACCCCCTTTTCCCGTCTGGGAATTTTTGTTTTTATTGTTTTTATCGTTCATATATGTGTGTTTCTAAATTAATTTATCTAATAATTCTATTTCATTACCAATATAATCACAATCAAGCCAGTCTCTAGATTGAATGCTGTCATCATATCTTTCATCTAATATTATATTTTTTTTCTTCAATGCTTTTTTTGAATCATTGCTCAATTTAGATTTTAATAATACCAAAATATCTTCAATATCGTCATCATCTAAATGGAATGTCAACTTACTACCATCATACTTTGAACCATAACCAAAGTCAAGTGTCAATTCTATAGGAGGATCTCCTTCTCCAAAACATTTTCCAGAGAAATCTGAATAATAAATACTTTCTTCTTTTTCAGCGGGTTTAGTAATTTTTTTCATATCAATTATTTCCAGTAGAACCAAATCCCCCATCGCCTCTAGCTGTTTTTGATATTTCATCCGATACTTCAATATCAAATGAATAATATTTTTCAAAAACAATCTGAGCAATTTTATCACCAGATTCGATGTAAAAAACCTTTTCTGGATCTGTATTTAAAAGTAGAACACCAAGCTCCCCTCTATAATCAGAATCAATAACTCCTGCCATAATATCAATTCCTTTCTTCATAGCAAGACCAGAACGAGGTGCTATTCTACCGTAATATCCATCTGGAATTTCCATTGCAATTCCAGTCTGAACTAGTAATCTTTGATGGGGATGTAATGTATAATTGTATAGGGAGAATAAATCATACCCTGCTGCACAATCGTTTGCTCTCTGTGGGACTTTAGCATTTGATGCTAGTAGTTTTATTTTCATATTATGCTTGACATGATTGACAACTTAATATTTGTCTAGAAAGCTCCTGAGCGGGATTTGCACTACGTTGATAATATAGGGATTTAATTCCTTGTTCCCAAGCAAAAATCATAAGCTCGTTTACATCCTTCGGTTTAGTATTCGGTGGGATCATAATATTCAAACTCTGACCCTGATCAATATATTTTTGACGTTGAGCGGCTTGAATTATAATTTCCTTTTGAGAAATTTCACCAAATGTTTTGAATACTTCCTTCTCAGTTTCGGAAAAAAAGTCTAAATGTTGAACGCTTCCACCTTTTACTAAAATAGATTTCCAATTTTCATCATCATCTTTACCCTTCTCCTTTAAAAGTTTTTTAAGATAAGGATTCTTAAATGTAAACTTACCTTTACTGAGATCTTTTACGAAATAATTACTATTAAGTGGCTCGATGCTTGGAGACACTTGACCAAGAATAAAGCTAGATGATGTAGTCGGAGCAATTGCAAGAGTTGTTGTATTTCGTCTAGTGTATTCGGTTCCTTCATATATTGGAGCAATGCCGAAATTTTGTGCTAAAAATCTTGTTGCATAATCAGCACGTTGTCTAATTTCTTTCCAAATTTGATTGTTTAACATTTTAGCTTCCATTGATTCAAAAGGAATCATCTTGGACTGTAACAAAGAATGCCAGCCTAACACACCAACTCCTAATGCTCTTTGGTTAATTGCAAATTTTCTAGGTGCTTCCATGAATTTCATTCCTTCGGTTTTTTCAATGAACTCAGACATTACAGCATCCAAAAAGTAAACTAATATTTCCACTGCATCAGTACCTTTCCACTCTTCCCATGTTTCCAAATTTAAGGATGAAAGATCACATACGAAAGATTCATCTTCTGAATTTGAAAGCATAATTTCCGAACACAAGTTAGAATTATTAATTTTTATTCCTTTATCTTTATAAACTTGAGGAGCTTGATTGTTAACATTATCACTAAAGAAAATGTAAGGATAACCAGACTCGAAACGTTTTTTAATGACAAGACCCCAAATTTTACGAGCTTCTTTATCACCATCTTTCATCTTGTTCATCCATGCATCAGAAACTGAAACGCCAATTGATAAATCTTGAATATCACTACCTTCGGATTTAATTTTTAAAAACTCTTCAATATCTGGATGATCAATCGGAAGATAAGCAGCAAATGATCCTCTACGAACATTTCCTTGAGAAACAACATTCATTAGTTTATCAAATAATTCCATGAAATGCACAGAACCAGTAGATTCACCACCAGAAGAAATTGGAGTCCCTCTGCCCCTAAGTTTACCAAAATATGCAGATGTTCCGCCACCATGTTTTGTCATTACGGCGGTTTCAGAAACCTTTTCCATAATCCCATCCATAGTATCTGGAACATAAGAACCAAAACAAGAGATTGGAAGACCTCTCTTACGTCCGAAATTTGACCAGATTGGACTAGATAAAGAAAAAAATCCTTTAGACATATAATCTTCGAATTTATCAGAAAATCCTTCAATCTTTAAATATTTTTCTGCGGTATCTGCTATATCTCTAATTCTTTGTTCTGCTGTTTCTCCCTCTAACAAATAACCTCTTTCTAGAAATTTTCGTGAGTCTTTGTTTAACCATTCGTATTTGTTTGTCATAAATTTAAATATTAACTTGTCTTGTTGATTTTAATTCAACAATAATTTCATCCCTAATCTCAATTTGTTTTTCGAGATTTTTAATTATTTCCAATAATTCTTCAATTGTTTCTTGTTGAGCATTTCTCCAAGAGGACGCCAATTCATCGGCAGTTTTATCTGATGTAAAATGATCCATAAAATGTGTATTTATACTTTAACTCTTATTTTAACACCACCGACAATTGTTTCTTTGTTTCTTTTTTTATTTGAAATTGCCTTGCTTATTATATCTCCAACGTTTTTGAATGGAACTTCTTCTAAACCAGCTTCGATCGCAGCAGCTAATCTATGGTTTCCGTCAAAAGCCCCATATTTACCTTCCCACAAATCACCATAAATCGGGCCAGATTTTTCCCAATCCCAATTACCATTCTTCATATCATCTGCGTATTTTTTAACATTTTTCGGTTTGGCTATTCCTGGCTTATTAAATTTATCCGTTTTAACTATTTTAGTTTTTATAGTTTTGTCTGCGGCATCTAAAATATCTTTAACATAAACATAGTTGGTATTACCGTCATCATCTCCCATTTTCGCCCAATGTTCACCACCAACCTTATGTTCTGTATCCACTGATTCTATTAAATTTTTAACTAATGTATCAAATTTCATACCTTAAAATAATTCAGATTCATCGAAACATTGTGATTTTTTAGA